GTTCGGAACCGGAGCCTGAGCCTGAGCTTTCGGCGGAAATACGGCAACGGAAAATACGGCAGCGGTAGCGCAAAGAATGGAGAGCGTTTTCATTTTGTTGGGTCGATAATTTTCTCGAAAGTGAAAAGTTAGCTTGCGGGCTTCTTTGCCCTCTACTGCGCCGGTTTCATTGCCAGCGGCCCCGGCGGCCTCGGGCGGCAACACGGGCGTTGCGCCCGGCGGAACAAGGGGAACGATGTTGCGCGCTTTGAGTTCTTTGTCTTCCGCTTCGATTTCATCCCATACGGTTTCAGGGTCTTTGTCCCCGATTTCGCGGATGATTTCCGAACGGCTCCGCAACTTCTGGCCGATCATGATTTGCGCGGCGTTCGCCTCGCTTGACGGGTCAACCCAAGCCCAACGGCGACCGATGAAAAGGCAATCCTTGAATTTATCAAAGCCCGTCCAGGGAAGCGGCTTCCCGTTCGGGAGTTTGATTTTTTCCATGAGCAGGGCGAGCTTTAGCCACTTCTCAAAAATCAGGGTGCAAAAGCCGTCTTCCATGCCGTCTTGAATCGCCAGATTGCAAGCGCGCATATCGAGTTCGCCCTGCCGAATCGAAGAGAAAGAAACGCCCGTCAAATCGCCTGAAAGCGCGTGGTATTGCGAGAGCAAGCCAACCGCCATACTGCGGAGCATCGAACGGCAAAACGGTTCAACGGATGTGTCTGGAAACTGAGGGTTCCAGGGGACAAGCTCACGGTTGCCGATGTTCTCGAATGTTCCGGGCTCGGTATCAAACGGCAATTCATCCGCGTCAATGTCTTCCTCGCCGTCTTCGCTCCGAAACAAGCCCATTTTCGACGCGGCAACGCGGGCGTTCGTCAATGCAGAATCCTCGAACCCGGAGAGCATCCGCATACGCCAAAGGGCCGTGCGGGTTTGCGGTAAGCCGCGCTTTTGGCCGATGATTTCGGGAATGAACCAATGGACAATTTCCTCAGCGGGAATCCGCTTGTTTTGGCGCGTCGAAATGAAATAGCCCATCAGCATTTCGTCTTGCTGAATGAAATGGTAGGCAACCGGTCGGCCCCCATCTTTCGGGAATTCGATACCGTGACGAACAACATTGCCGTTCGGAAGTTGCTCGTAATGCCTGGGGTTCAAAAGCATCGGGTCAAGCAACTGAGCGGCAACCCCCCACGGCCCCGCGTCCGGGCCGGTGCGGATATGCGCGACAACCTCTCCGTCTTTTCCAACGCTGGCGATTGCCAGACGTTCGACTTCCGCGCGGGAGAGCCGCCCCTCAAAATCGAAATTGACGGGCTTTGACCACTCGCGATAAGCCCGCATGATTGCTTTCGCCGCCGCGCGGTCAACGGTGCCGTCATTATCGAGCGGACAAGATACGAACTTGAACCCTGTGGGGCCGGGCACGTTGTCTTTCAGAAGTTGAAGAAACTTCCGCAAATGGTCGTAGTCCTCGCAACCAATACGGGAACGGGCGCATAGGGTTTGCCAATGCTGGTAAATGTAGGCGTCTGCCGTCCAAGGCATCGACGCCCATGATTCTTCAAGACGCGTCATTTTTGCCGCGCCGATAATACTGCCTCCCAACACTTGGCGAATGTTTTGCGTGGGTCCGGCGGCGCGTCGGCTTCCCGTGTGCTGCGCCGTGCCATTAGAATGGCGCTTCAAGAAATCCTCTCTGTTGAAACTCATATACGGGCTTTCATTGAAGGGCCGGGGCCGGTAAGCCCGCGCGCCTTACGGCGTTCGCGAATCAGGCGGTTTTTGTAGAGGGCGAGAAGCCTGCGCAGGTCCAAGATGGAATAGTTTTCGAGTTCCCGGTTATTGAGCCGGTAACGCAAAACGCTTTGGTCTTCATCGCAAAGAGCGATCCCGGCTATTTTCTTTTCGAGAGCATCAACGACCTTTTCTGTCTCGGTTCGAACGTCAACCGGGCCGTCTGAGGCGGAAAGGGATGCCAAGACAGTCAAGGGGTAGCGCCCGATATAGCATTTTGCTTCCCCGAGCGTTCCCCAAATCTCGAATTGATAGGAGCCGGGAAGCCAAGCCGAGGAATCGAGAGCGAATTGCCAGTAATCCGCAACGTCTAGGTTCGCCGTTGCGTTTACGGAAGACGGCCCCCGCAAATAGATTGAAACGGTGGTATAGTCCAAATCATCGCATTGAACGAGGAAGGTTTCACCGGCGACGATATTTGTAGGGAATTTCACCATGAGGACACGTAGGAAGTCCGCTCACGGCGGCGCTTCGGGCGACTGTGCCGTCTACGTGAGTTTTCCTCTACTGCGCCCGTTTCATCCGGCGGCCCGATCTCTTCAACCTCGATTCGGTTTCCGTCGATTTCGACGATTTGAACGGGCAAAGGCGCTTCCGGTGTGACCGGCGCGTGCTGTTCTTCGGCGGCGGCCTGTGCCGGTGCCGGTGTGGACTCTACGGGGGACGGGGCAGCCTCTGCGGGTGCCTGGGGGCGTTTTGGTAATGGTTTGGCGCGTTGTTTCATACGAAAGGCGAGCTTATCCCACTGGATTCCGGCAAGAGTGAGCGCCGCAAAGGCGTAAACGCGGCAATCAAGCGCCTCGTTTCGTGCGCCGCTCCGCTTCTGGAATGTCCGCTTCGGAAATCCACGGGTGTATTTTGTGATGATGGTTTCCGCCGTGAGTTGCCGGAAAAATTCAACGCCGCGCCCTTGCGGGAAGTGGCAATAGCCGGGGCCGGGATCATTGATCCGCAGCCGCCGGTAAATGATGGCCTTGGCTTGATCGACGCCGACCATGTGAAGTTTGATCGGAATTCGGGCGTTTTTCCCGGTTCGTTTTCGTTGCGGAGTGCCGATGATTGGCAACCCCTCGCCGGACTGGCCTTTGATGCCGTAAATCCGGTCGCCCCGATGTCGTTTGACGTAGCCGTAAACCGCCTGCGTGTTGCTTCCGCCGGTGTCGATACACGCCCATTCAATGACCATTTCGCCGTAAAGCGGATGTTCCCGCTTTTTGCGCAGATAATCGGTAAGCGCATCCCACGGGCTGCCAGATTGCCCCTCGGGAATGTCCGGGTCGCCGTAGATTACGTGATAATCAACGCTCCAACTTTCCTCGCCCCCGGCCCATCCAACGGTTTCAACTTCAAGCCGGTCTTGTTGGGTGTCAATGCCCGCAGACAGGATCAAAACGCGGCTGGGAAGCATGTCGCCGAAAGGCTCGCACCGTTTTGCAAGCTCATGCTCATCAAGATTGATTCCGCCCTCATCCCACGTTTCCGCCAGCACGGTATTGATGAAAACTTGAAGCGTTGCAGGATCGTCTTTCGCAGAAAGGAAGTCCGCAACGATTTGGGCGAGCGTGCGCCAGGGCGAATAAAGCTCGTTAAGGTGGAAACCGGCAATTCCCTTGAACGGCGCGGTCGCAATCCAGCGGCCCTTTGCAACGGCCCGATTTTTCGCACCTGTGTTGAATTCGCCTTCGCAATGAGGGCAACGGAAGCGCGCTGTTTCCGGTTCGCCATTCTCCCAAATGACATTTCCCCATTGCAGGATGTGCTCCTTTTCACAATGTGGGCACGGGATAAAGAAGTGCCGTTTATCGCTTGCCTCATATTCGCGCTCGATTGGCGAAAAGCCCTTAATTGTGGGCGTGGACGTGATAACGATCTTGCGATTCCAAAAGTTATTCGTCCGCTTCTCTGCGAGCTTTCCGGGGTCGCCCTCGGTCCCGGCGCTTGACGGGAACCGGTCCCGTTCATCTTCCAACAAAATCCGCACCGGGCGGCCTGCGAGGTCGGTAGGGGAGTTTGCGCCAACGGCGGAAACATGGCCGCCGGGGAAAGACTTGTGCGAAATCGTGTTGCCGCTGTCCCGGCTTTTCGCTTCGGAAACCTTGCCACGAAGGCAGGGCGTATCCCGCAGCATCGGTGCGAGGCGGTCTTTACTCCACGTCTCGGCAAAGGCAACGGTTGGCTGAACAACCAGAATCGGGCCGGGGTCGTGGTCGATGTGATACCCGAGAATATTGTTGATGATCTCGGTTTTCCCAATCTGTGCCGAGGTCATGAAGACCGTTTTCCAGATAGTAGGGTCGCTTGTGGCGTCCATCATGCCGCGCTGATACTCGGCGCGCGACGTTCGCCATTGTCCTACCTCGGAACTTGCTTCACTGGACAGGCGGCGCTCTTTGTCCGCCCATTGGCTGACTGTCAGCTTTGGGGGCGGTCGCACCGTTGCCGCGCAACATGCCGCGAGTTCGTAGATTTCGTCACTCGCTCGGCTCATCTTCCTCCGGTTTGATGGCTGCGGCGCGCTGGCGCTCCACAACAGGGCGGGGGTCGTAATCGGAAAGCTCATTCAATGCCGCGTGGCATTCGCTTTCGATGATTGCGTAACATTCAACCGGGGAAGTGCAATCTGCCGTGAGCGGGGCCGTCTTCGTGGGGATGGCAAGCACGCGAGCGCGGAATGCGGCAAGCATTTCGTTCATTACAGCCGCAACGGCGCTTGATTCGTGAACGGTGCCCTTGAGTAAATCCGCCTCGATTTCAGCCTTGTCGGCTTTCGCTTTGGTCAACCGCGCCCGCTCCCATTCATAGTCGGCAGCCGCGCCCTCTGCGGCTTCGTATTCGGCCCGGATTTCGCGCTCTCGCCACGCAAGAAACGCCTGAATGCTCTCCGTAAGCGGAAACTTGTTGCGGTCCGCCTTCGGTAAGATTCCCTCATCGGCCAATTGCCGAATGCGACGGCCCGAAAGCTTGAAATGTGCTGCAAGTTCCTCTGTTGAGACGTGTTCAGGTGTTTGCATAAGCAGAAACGGAAATGGTGATTTTTTTTCTCAAAACTAAGAAATAAGGGTGACTCCGTTGCACCCCGCATCCCCACCCCCTCGGAAGAACCTATCCACCCCCTGCTACCTCCAATTTGTCTGCCTTTGCTTGGTTCTCCCGCTTCAAGAGGGGCTGTAGGTTCGAATAATGATTCAGCGCGAACACACTTTCTTGTGTCTTAGCCAATGAGATTGGCTTGATGTGATCTATCTCCCACAGCGAGCCGTAGTTT